CTCCGCCAAAGCTCGCTGTAGTGCCAGACCAGAAGTATACCCCTGCGCTATGAGATAGCTGCTTTGGAACTTGAGAACTAGAGCCAGACCAAGAATAGTTCCCAGGAGTATGAACAACAATTCGTGATAGCGGTGCTGGGACGCCAGACCACGTATAGGCTCCAGCTCCTGCGTTTACCGTAGCGACAGCGCCAAAGCTCGCGGAAGTGCCAGACCATGCGTAGGAGCCTACACTCTGGGCTACTTGTCTCGGGACTTGCGAAGATGCTCCGCTCCAAGTGTAGTTACCGGGAGCGCTAGAGATACTTCTGGAGAGGCTAGATTGAGGTCCGGCCCAAGTATACGATCCTTTCGCCGCCGCAATGGACTTCGAGATGCTGCTCGCCGCCCCACTCCAAGTGTAAACTCCCGGAGTCGAAACAATAGACCGCGAGATGCTGGCCTGCTTTCCGCTCCAAGTGTAGCCCCCAACACTAGAGGCAAAGATTACGACAACGCCAGCAGCTACTCCAGCCCAAGTGTAGAGCCCCTTAGACGCAGGGATTGTAGAAACACCGCTCGCCGTCTCGCCCGGCACGAAGTCCGGCGCGAAGATCCCGGCCTTGTCGAGCGCGGGGTCGAAGATGCCCTTGGGTGTAAGGGCGGGATCGAAGAAGCCGCTGCGCGCCATCTACGCCGCCATCAAAACAACGGGCAGCGGCACTCGCCGGAATTGCTGCGTCCCCTTTATCTGCAATCCGGTGATAACCTGCCTTAGTCCGCTCGCTCCGGTGAAAGCATGAGCATTTGTTCCTGAGCCACCGAGGGCATAACTTCCGCCGCCACCAGGAGTATTGGGGGCTTCTGCCCAAATTTTGGTCTGACTGACGGTCGGGGTAGAACCGTTACATGCAAAACACGCCACCGTCGCACCGTTGGTGGTTGTGTTGATTGATAGCGACGTTGCCTGCGTGTTGCTGGTCGTGCCGGTAGCGTCAATCGCTGCATCCGTAAAGGCCACAGGAGACATATAACAGTCCTGCGCGGTCGTCCACGCAGCAGCCAGGGTTTTGGCTCCTGGCGCTGGCGCCGCTTTTGAGAACTGCGCAGACGTAGCGGTGTCCGCCCCCGACGTGCTCGATGCCAGAATCTCCTGTGCCATCGACGCACCGTCCCACGTCATCGTGACGTTGGTCGGAGCGGCGATACCCGCACCGTTGCCGAACGCGAGTTGTCCAATCAGCAAACCTGCGGCAATAATCGTGAAGCCGGAAGCGGCATTGATACTGGTCGCTCCGATGGCTTCCTGACTCAGCCCGTCCGCTGAGTTGTAGGCGATCGCTTTTGAATCAAACGCTGTTGTCATTACCAGATCACCATCGTCATGCCGAGAATTTGCGCGACGCTGAGAGAGAGTTGACCTTTAACCTGCCGCGTCAGATTACCCGGCTCCGGAAACTTGAAGGTAGCGCCGTACACCCGAACGGCATTTCCCCCGCCATCGCGCAATACCCCTGCGTTAACGCTGTAACCGGACTTCGACAAATCCAGACCCACGCCCCCAATCGGAGTGAAGTTGGCACCCCCGTCCAAAGACACCTCAAGGTTAAAATCGAGGACAGCGGTCAGGTCGTCCATCTGGGAAACGTCAACCAGCACCAAGCCGCCGCGAAACTTGTCCGGCAGAACCACCGGCCCGAGATTCTTGATCCCCGCCTGCCACAATTGGGTCGGGAATACTTCCTGACCGAAAACGCAACCCAGTTGGGAAAAGGCCATATCAGCAATTCCAGATGCCGGTCATGCCGCTTTGTATACGCAGCGCGCCGTCGTCGCCGACAAACGTGCAGGTGCCGGTCGCGGTGCTGATTTCGTTCCACGCGTAGAAGTGGCGGCCGATCGTCGGCATGTGCCGGATGCTGGCGTTCTGATCGGAGGTGATGCTCGCGACCTCGTTGGTGGTCTCACTCGACAGGCCGCTGAACGCCGTCGTGGTGTCGAAGCCGATGCCGACCTCGCGCGCGATGGAGATGGTGCTGTTGCGGCTGCTGCAGAGCAGCGCCGCCTCGAAGCATTCCTCCTGCAGCCCCACCATGATGTCCACCTGGTTGTTGGCGGAGGCGCGCGCCTGGCGGATGGTGGCGGTGGTGTAGGCCCAGGTGTTGGTGCTCTCGATGTGGCGGAACGAGATGTCCTTGCGGTTGTCGGCGTTCCACAAGTCGAGCTTGGTGGACGCGCTGGCGCCGTCGCCCTGGGTCACCCAGGAGTAGGTCGTCGCCGAGCGCGCGCGACACGAGCCGAGATAGCGCCGCGTCGGATCGCCCGCTTTGGTCCACACGCCGTTCTGGCGCGTGAGGCCGGTGGCGCGTGCGGTGGCGCTGGTCCAGTTGAGAAACTCCAGCGTCACGACGCCGGCGCTGAGGAACGCGAAAATGTCGAACGGCAGGTCGGTGGTGCGGCCAGACACCGCGAGCGAGGGCTCCGCGGCCGGCTCGCAGAGCTGCCAGTTCGCGCCGTCGTAGAGTGCGATGCGATTGCCGGTGTACTGCGCGAGGTAAATATTCGACAGCGCGGCGTTGTCCGCCGTCATCACCGGCGTTGCCGACACGCCCGTTAGCCGGAACGTGTTGGTGCTCGGATCGACGCCGCCCGAGTTGACCGCGTAGATCTCGCCGTTCGCGGCGTACTTGAACCACACGCCGTGCTCGTTGAGAATCAGGCTCTCGCGGGGCAGCAGCGTGACCTTCTTTTCCGGCACCGTCGTCGGACCGGCGATCACGCGCTGCGCTATGACGGTGTTCGACACCGTTTCGCTATCGTTGTAGATGCCCCAGCGCTTCACGCGGTTCGCGATTGTGGCCGATCCGGTGGCGCTCAAAACGTCCGGCGCGCTGACGGTAGTGATCGTCGTAACCTGCGCGCCGACCGAATCGGTCGAGGTGGGCGGCGCGTTCGTGGCGAGGTCCCACTTCGCCCAGTCGATTACCGACCGGATCGACCCGGCCGCCGACACGTCCAGCGTCAGCTTCTCGACTGTGCCTTTGATCTGGAACATTTAGGAGGCCGTCCCTTGTAGAACAGGTTGCGTCCCGCTTGAAACTCCGTTTACGTTAATCTGGAGCCCGGGAACCAGAGAAAGCGAACCGCCGAGATCTATGAATCCAAAGACCTCCTTGCCCGCGCTAGTGGAATCATAGAAGATTCCCCAGAACGCGCCGGTCGGATTCGCAGCGTTCGCAGCGAGGGAAATAGGGCTGGTGCAGTTCAACGACGTAACCGCAGCGGCGAGGGTTGAAGTAGTGCCCGCGAGGGTTATGCCTCCTGCACTGTAGCTTCCTCCGGGAGTTACCTCGTTCGTGGCGTAGTTCTGAGTTCCGCCAGCCCCCCACCGCGGATCGGAATCCGTAATGGATGGCGGAGCAGCATTAGTGATAATCCCCATCTTTATCGTATTCGTTGCCCACAGTGAAGCGAGCGCCGTTTTCGACATGTTGGAGACAAACTTCGCAGATACATGGGTATCGCCAGCGGCCATATCATTCCTTTTGAGTAGTTACTTCTGCGCTTGCTTCTTTACCATCCGGGAGAGTAATGCTGATGCTCTTCTTTCCGCCCAGCGCCTTCAGCCCTTCCATCACTTGCCCAATGGATTTCACGAGTTCTTCGTGCATCTTGTTTGCCTTCTCCGTTTCCCCCTTGCTTTCCTTCTTCTCTTCCTTAGCTTCAGACTTTATGGCCTCGGACTGAGCTTTCATTATTGTCTCTTTAACCTTCAGAGCGTGCGCGTCTCCCAGAGCCTTAGCATCGTTAAGGGCAGACTCAATAATGGTCTCTACCTGCATTTTGTCCGCCTTGTTACGGAGCTCAAGTTCGCGCTTGGCATCCTCAAGATCACGCTCCCTAGCATCTAGGTCTCCAGCCTCTTTGCTGAACATCTCTGTCTGCTTAAGACCCGCAATCTTAAGGTCTACATCCGCTTGCAACTTAGCTATACGCTCTTTAGACGCAAGCTCTGCGGCCTGAATCTTCTCCTTTGCCATATTCTCAATCTGAATCAAGCGCTCCTTAGCTGCCGCGTCAAACTGAGCAAGGCTCTGTTTAGACCTGATGTCAATGACTTTACCCTCTTGCTCAGCCTTCGCCTTAGCGACCTCTGGGCTCTCAGGAACCGGGCCTTGAAGTTGTTTCTCAACTTCACGAATGTAATTGTCGAACAGCGTTTCAACTCCGCCACTGGTAGCGAAGGAAGCACCAGCCCACTGTAGAATCTTGAGCATGAATGGCGCAGCCTTCGGCGCTTGCTGAACAAGCGGCGTGATCTGCGATACGAACTGCCCCATGGAAGTCACAAACTCTTGACGCATCTGCTTCTCAGCATTATAGTCCGGAATGGACATCTGCGTGCTGGACACATTGATGCGATACATCAATTGCCACGAGTCCTTTATTAGCTTGATCGCCTCCTGCGCGTAGGGCGCATCCGGAGTATGCATAATCAGAGATTTACGCAGTATAGACTCAGGTTGCCAGTGGCGAGCTATGATGCTTGCCTTGATGTCCATAGTCTCGGCTACAAATGAGCCAACCTGCATCTGGTAAAGCTGGAGTCTAGAACTGGAGTATTGAGCCTTGAGTTGCTGCGCCCCGTAAGTTTCACGGGCATTCGTGACTCCACGCATTATATCACTGAGGCCAGTAAGCTCATAAATCTGCTGAACACAATCCACACGAGCTTCGCGCAACTTCTCGATTACCGCGACAATAGCCTCAATAGGCATCCAATCCACCACGCCCTTGATGCCGCCCTTTTCAGCGAACATGGCCCAATTATCAACAGGGACGAGTTTATTCTCAGTCCCCTTGTTGAACATAGCCTGCACGCCCTCTGCTGATTTGTCGTAAACACCGACAGCCTTGCACGCCTCGATCAAATAGCCGAGGCGGATATTCAAACTATTCAATTGTGCATACTGATCTTGCACCATTGTATAGTCAGACCGAGCTATGAACTTCGTCGTAGTCGTGTTAGAGACAAGCGGGCGCGGGCATGGAAAGAAGTTCCGTAATCCAAGAGGATCATCCTGAACATCTAGTTCCTCATCTAATTCTGGGGCAATCCAATGGACTTTTCTAGTCGTCTTGCACCAAATCTCGTAGACCTCACCCCGGCGAGCGCTGTTTTGCTCATCCCCAGATGCGACAGCGTAGCTCTTTCCATCCTCAGAAGGAACTTTGAGCGGAATTCGTGCTGCGCGCTTTGGAAATCTCTTCTCCAGAGCCGTAGGAGTCATCCAAACTCTACGCGCCACCCAAGTAACTTCTTCCCAGACCTTAACCGGAGAGTAGAGGAAATCTTTCCAGAAGACATACTCACAAATGACGTCCTCGTCCTGAATTTCCTTTATTGCGACGCCGCTCGGGCTCTTCTCGGAGACTTTAGCGTCGTAGCGGAGCCAAAGCTGCCCCATTCCGGGAATTAGACGATCCTCAACACAATGCTCCAACGCATTGTGCATATCCGCCCCGCTACCATTCGGACCAGTCTTAAGCAAGCGCTCAATAATGGCAGCGGCAACGCGGGCAACATCATCTTCTGGGTCTTGAAACTCGCGAGTGGCTAGCGGCTTCGGCGGATTACCGTAGAGCGCGGCCCTTAAGATCGCTATGTTGGCCCAGAACATATTGACCTTGTGCGCTCCTAGCCCCTCATCTTGGGATGCCTCCTCATCGAGGTATTTCTTGACTACGGATTCTCCAGCCGTATGGAATTTCTCCATAGAACGAAGGGACAGCTTAATCTGTCCATGCCAGTATTTTACATCATACTCGGCCATTAGTGGATCCTATCCCCAGAGTTCTGCCCACACTTGAAGGCGTCCTCCAGAGTAAATGAGTAGTGAGCGGGGACTGCTATAGGCCCGACCTTCCTTGGGGCTACAGGAGGTTTAGACCTACGAGCAACCAAAGAAAGATAGCGAAAAGAATCGGCGAAA